GCGCAAACGCGCAGCTTCCGCAATAGCCGACTGGCGGTTGGTTTTACGACTCTGATACGCATTTCAGCGCCTCCTTTCTTTTGGCGTAGTGTATATATCACTCTAAACGGCGTATTAGTCAAGCAATATGAAGATAATAAACCGTCTGTTTTTTCGATGAATTTTTGAAGGTAAAAAGAGAAGGCCGGACGGTTAAATCCGGCCCTCAATGCCTTATAGCTTGGTCGCGTAGTCCAGGGAAATCCACCCGCCACGGCTCTTCTTGTATGCTTTCAGAAGCCCCCAGCGGGTCGCTCCGGCGCCGTTTGCTTCCTCAACGATGGTGAACACGCCTTTGCCCGTGTACCTGCCCACGGTCTTGTAGTTTGTTCCGGGGCCCTTGCGAATGTTCAAGTTCGGGATTGTCACTCGGACTCGGTATGACTCAAATGCCACAGACTCTTCAACGGGAACGCTCGGCTGCTCTGTGCCGGCCGCAAGCCCTGCCTTCACATCGGCGCGGAAAGTATCCATGCTCTTGCCGTGCTTCGGATACCAATGCATGACATCGCCGTGGTTGGACGCAATGCCGAGCTTGTACCCTTCGGAATGGCAGATGATGTTCTTCTCCGTAAGGCCGTACTGCTTGCAGAGGTACACGCAAAGCTCGACAGCCTCTTTGTAAACGGCAGAAAAATATGCGGGGTCGGAAAGTCCGTCCTCGCAAATCTCAAAACCGATATGAGTGTTGTTGGATGTGCCGCCGCCGTGCCATCCTCGCATATTCCACGGGAGCGTCTGATAGGTGGCGATTGTGCCATCCTTCAGCTTTCCGATGAAAGCATGAACGCAGACCTGGCGGCCGCTCGGACGTGCGGTGTTCCAATGGTTACCGTACTGGTTCACGCCGAGCAGCCCATCGTCGGGGCCGACATAGCGTTTGAGGTTGGGGTTGTTTGCCCCGGTGGAATGCACCATGATGCCTTTCGGCGTGATTGTTTTGCCCACCTTGTAGCATTCGTTGTTTGTTAGAATCAGTTTGTGCAGGTTCATTTAGTATCCTCCTTTTCAGCCCTGTCGTGGAGCTGCTCAAGGACGGCCTTCAGCTTTGCGGGAATGGGAAGCCCCAGGTGTCCGGCGTTCTCCAGGAGGGACACGCCCTCGTTAGAAATGTAGAAGAAGATGATGGCAGTCCTGAGAACGCTGCCAGTACCAATGACGTTTACATCGAGGATGTTTGCCACGCCCACCAGGGCAAAAATCAGCACCTTCTTAAAGATGCCTTTGAACCCGACCGAGCTGGACAGCTTCTTGTCCACCACGGCGCACATGATGCCCGTGATGTAGTCCACGACCACAAAAGCAATGAGCGCGTAGAGCAAACCGTCACATCCCCCCAAGAACCAGCCCAGCCATCCGCCGATGGCGGCGAACGCAAGCTGAATCGTACTCCAAAATTCCTTCATTTTAATTACCTCCGTTTTAATAGATTTCCACGCCGTTGGTGTTCGGCGTATTGGATGCTTTGCCAATCAAGTCGGACAGACGGGCTTTTGCCTTTCTGCCGCCGCTGTCCACGGTGAACGATGTGTAGAAGCCACCCTTACCAAAATTGTGCGTTACATCGGTGATTGTGCCGATGACCTCCTCGTCGCCGTTTTCATCTATAATGTGTGCTTCATCACCGAGCGTGAGCTGCGGCGTGAATATGCCAACAAAGCTCTCAAGCCGCCCGGAAATGGAAAGGGACTCCGCCAGCTCGTTTGCCATAGCCGTGACCTCTTGTGAAGTCGCGCCGTCCGCAGCCGAAACAAATAGCGTTCTGTGAGAGGGCTGAACCCACCACTTGCTCTGCGGCACATCGGCGTAGACCCGAAGCTCCGGCTCTCCGCAGGTGACGCACACTCTGCTTGCGGCATCGGAGTCGTCATACTCGACGCTGTAGCTCCAGCAGGTGCGGTCGCGCACAAAGGTATAAACGCCCGGTTGGTCGAAGCGCGGGTCAGTAGAAGAAGCCACACCCACTTTGCCGCTTTGCGTCTCATCGATCTTCCAGTCGGGTAAAAGGGAGATGACCCGCTTCAAGCCATCAAGGATGGTCACATCGGGGTCAAAGCGGAGTTTCCACGCCTTTCCTGCATCGCCAACGAAAAAGCTCTCCACCTCTGCAAGCTGAAGCACGGCGGTCATATTGTCGATGAGCGAACCCTCTTCAAAGGTCGTGTCCTCGTTGAAGGTCTGCTCCTTCAGCAGCTTGCCGATGGCGTTTCGCGCCGAAACAGATACCTTCTCTTCGGGATAGGAGACATTTGCGCGGTCAATGTAGAAGATGCCGATGGGGATTTCGCCGCTGTTACCGAGGGAAAAGTACATCTCCATCTTCGTTCCCGGCGTAACGAGGGCGCGGTATCGGTTTAGAAGTTCGCCGCGGATATTCAGCAGACTGCACGACATGGACGAAACCTCGCTGCCCGTGCTGAAGGTGGTCGAGCCGTCCACGAGCGCCTTTGAGATGTCGGTCGGCATCATGAACATTACGAAGCGGTGGTCGCCCTCCGCGCTCCAAAAGCCATAGCCGCCGAAATGCGCCACACGCTTAAGGCTCGGATAGGAGATGTCATCGTCGGGAGAGGCACGCCCCTTGTCGGAAAAAACGAGGTCGGCGTACAGCCCCAGCACAGGGTCGGCGTTGCGCGCGCGAATTACTCCGTCCGAGTTGAGATAGAAAACCCGCAGGAGATTATCATTGGAATGAATCGCCTGCGGGTACTGCCCCTGCCCGATATTCATTGTGTACTCGAAAGTGAGCGTCATGCCGTTACCCCCTTTGAAGCTGAATGGAACAGGTGAAGCGGAGGAGGTTGTTGGCGGTCTTGAACGGATATTCGATGGAATAACTCGCCGTGATGGTTTCGCCGGCCGCAGGAGGGTTGGTCAGTTTCAGACCGGGGACGGTTTTGCCGAGAGAAAATGTGCTTTTATAAGATAGACCATCTCTCGCTGTCACGCTGTTGTTTGAGCCGTAAATGCTGTACGTCCAGTTGTAGCCCGGAATATACACGCGCCAGTATCGTGCGGAAACAAGCGGCCACGACCACACCTGCGCGTTCCGCGTATGGTCGACGCGCGTCCAGGTTTCGTTATCGGAAGAGTGTTCGATTACAAGATTATCAATCTGCGATGAAGTGATAGTCAGCGTATCAATTTTCAACCTGTTGCATTCTTTTGCGGAAAGAAAGTCAATCCATATCGGCGTTGCTTCCGAAACTGTACATGAGGAGGGATAGAATGCGGTATTATCGCAGTTCCACCATGCCAGCGGGTCATATCGCGCATAGCTTCCCGTGTATGGGGTACAGCTTCTTATATTGCCGAACTCCACATTGTCATCCTGTGCAGTCATGGCGGCAGTATGGTAGTTTTCGTACCAATCGCCGCAGTTGCTCTCGCAGTCCACGGTGAAGTCCGTACCTGCAACAAGCTCCACGTTATTCACATAGACCCTCGGCGTTCCCGCCTGGATGAGCGGACACTTGATGTTGAACTCTGTAGTCTCGCCGTCGCCCTCCCCGATAACGAGGTGATTGACAGCATACGGCGGGAACGCATCGTGGTTAGGAAATGTGAACGCGCCGAATCCGGCAATCCCGAAATGCCGCACTATGCGGTTGTTGCACTCGCTGTCAAGGAAGGTCGTAACAGGAAGGTCATACTGGTAGTTTTCTATACTCCCCACGCCGTTAGTGAAGGAGTAGCTTTTTGAGCTTGTGTACTTGATTTCCATATCCGATGAATACTGGATTGGAAACCGTGCAAAGCGAATCGTACTATCCACGCTGCCCGTAAGAAGCCAGCTCAGAAGGTAGTTTTTGTCCGGCAGCGGGTACACGCCGTTTTCACCGAAGCCGGACGGCGTATAGGTGGCATAAAAGGTTGCCGTGATATACACCACATCAACATCCGTCTTTGCGATGGCTATCTGATTACCCTCGGAGTCCTGAAGCATGGCGTGTGTCATAAGATAATAGGTGCCGGACCACGTCCCGCTCCGATATGATTCAAAACCCACTTCCGTGATGTTGCTGCCGTTGCACTCCGTAGCTTCGAGCTTGATTTGCCGAGTAGTGTGGGAGGTCGGATATTCGTACACGGTTTCGAGCGTTGTGACCGCTTTGCGTGTCAGGTGAGTAAAAAGCCCGGTGTCGGTTATCGCCGGAGTTCCCGACCCTGTACCGACCGCGATATAGGTCAGAAGGTCACTTGTCTTATACATAGGCGAGTTGAGCAAGCGGCTGTTAAAATAGTAGTTCAGAATGACGTTGTAGGCGGTCGCTGTCTGCTTAACCTCGCCAGTACGGGAGTCAACGACCTTCACGTCGAATTTGTTGTGCAGAAGCACTTTCTCTTTAATTTGCATAGTCATTTCCTCCTTAAATCGGCAGCGTGGATACGGGAACAAGCGCCATCGTCGAAGATGGTATACAGACCGTCGCATAGCTCGGCTCGTCATACAGCGAGGTAAACACAGCGTCGTCTACCCATCCGTTCACGTCGAAAGTCGAGACTGTGGCGGTTTCATTTTCATAACCGTAATGGTAAAGCGCCTCGGCTTCCGCAATGGCGGTAAGACCGGGCAGAAACCATTTCTGACCTTGATGACTGTAGTACCACAGATTTCGGTGTTCGGGAATTGTGATGGTGACCTCAAGCGTCCTGCGGATGTCCGCGCTTGTAAGAAGCACAAGGGCTTGCAGCGCGGCATCGTATTCGCAAGAGTTGACCGTGATATTGCTCGCGGACACACGGCATCCGGCGCAAAGCGCAGGGTCAGGTGTTCCGTTCAGCGGTTTGTCAAGAAACACCCGAAAGCCGTAGCAAGAGAAACCTTCGTCGCGGTTGAGTTTTTCCACTCTATCCACGGCGATCTCCGGGGAGCCGGGCAGCTCGTCGAGCATGAAGTACGGAAGCTCCGTCCGAAGCCCTGCACTCTCGTCTTCGATGCCAAAATACCATCTGATATCCGGCAGCCAAGCACGGGCATTTGATGTGTTGATATGCACCGTTTCCGGGCGGACGCTCATTCCGGCGTAGTTGCGGTGCGTCAGGGCAAGTTGAATGCTTCCGGCATTCTGTGTGAGAAAACCCACGCGGAAGTCGTTTGTACGAATAACAGAAAGCGTGGTGTTTCCCGTGCCAAGAGCGGTCACTTCATGCTCACCCTCCCAGACGTTAGAACCATCTGACTGGCAGCAGAAAGCGCGGTAAAACACAGCCCCGCCACGCAGATAGCCAATGATAAGCCCCTGGTCGAGGTCTATATCCACGCTGGACTGCCACCCTTTACAGGAGGAAATCTGTGTGACGTTCTCTGCGAGAAGTGTTCTTGTCGAAGCATTGTCCCAATACTGGACGTAAAGGTCGCCGCCCTCGACCGTGAAAATGTAGGGATACTCCTCAGTTTGTAGGAAGTACCACTCTTGGGCGGCATTCATGCGCCACACGCCGTTGTACTCCATTGCAACATCGGAAGCTGTGCCAAATGTCCAGAGGTACTCCCACTTGAAGTCGAAGCCGGCCGGAAAGCGGCGTGTGTAGATTTGTGCAATGCTGTCGTCCAGGCAGATGGCATAAGCGCGCGATAGACTGTTTTCGCCCTCCATCTGTCTGACCGCTACATCGCCGAGGGCGGGAGCAATATCCTCGTGTATCGGTTCGGAAAGCAGGGTGTTGATGGAGGTCTGCGTAGCCACAAGACGGATGTTCAGCTTGCTGTCGGTGTCGTCCGCTTTGAAGCGGTTGAGCAGTTTTTGCCGCAGAGCGGCGGGGATACTCCTCATCGGTCGGTCACCTCGCTTACTGCGGATAGAACCGCCGTGGTCTTATACCACCCTGCCGCAAGGTACTCAAACTTTCCAAGCTCGGTGATGCGCCCGGTGAACAAGCCTTGTTTGACCGAAACTTCGAGGAGCGGAAGCGCATCGGCGGCGCTCATAAGCGCGGCTTTGCCCGGCTCATCCGCATAAAGCTCAAGCTCGTAGCGGATGGTCGGGTTGCCGAAACGGGTCAGATACTCCGTCCCGTCCAAAGCTGTCTGTACGGTGAGTATCTGCTCCTGTGTGTTCTTAAAGGAGACGTAGCGCGTGATAATCCCGCTTTCGCCATAGATTTTCAGATAAGCCATTACACGCGCACCTCCTGTCTGAGTCTGTCGATTACGATATCGACCACGCCCGTAAGCATTCCCTCGTCGGTAACACCCTCCACACGAATTATCCCGGTGTGCTGGACGATGGTCTTCACGGCGTTTACCGTGCGGTCGAGAAGCGAAGTGTCAATATTGGCGTTTGCGGCTACATCAAAGTCGGTGGGCAGCGCGGTTTCCATGTCCTTTGCAATGCCCTTCATGACGTTGTCGATATCCTTGCCCATGCCGTTTACCGCATCAACGGCTTCATGACCGTTGGAGTCGATAGACCCGGCAAGTCCCTCGACCATCATTTTACCGACCCATCCCATTTCCTTTGAAGGAGATGCAATGCCGAAGAAGTCGCAGATGCCGTCCCAAATGGAGGAAATCCACCCGGAAACCTTGTCCCACAGCCACCCGGCAAGGGACTGAATGCCCTGCCACAAGCCGGATACGATGTTCGCGCCAATCTCAAAGACCGCGCCGACCGCTTCGCCGAGTCCGTTTACGATAGCCGCAATAATCTGCGGAAGCGCGGCAATAAGCTGCGGAATGGCCTTGATTAGACCGAACGCAAGCTGAACGATAAGCTCAATGCCCATCTCGATGATGGCGGGAAGATTGTCTGTGATGAAGTCTATAATGGTCGTGATGATTTCTGGCAGAGCCTCCACAAGCCGGGGCAGCGCCGCGAGAAGCCCCTCCGCAAGCCCCTTAATGATTGTAAAGGCGGCTTCGAGGATTTTATCCATGTTGTCGAGAAGCACCTTGCAGATGAGAATTATCGCTTCCACGATGGAGGGAATCAGCTCCGGCAGCGCGTCGGCGATGCCCATAGCAAGGGTTACAATCATGTTGATTGCCGCTTCGACAATAGCCGGAAGGTTGTCGATGATGCCCTGCACGAGCGTCATAACAAGCGAAACCGCGCTCTCCGTGATGGCCGGCAGAGCCTCCACAAGTCCTTCCACAAGGGTCATAATGATGGACGAAGCACACTCCACAAGCGTCGGCAGGTTCTCGACGATGGCTTTTCCTATCGCCATAACGATGTCCATGCCGACCTGGATGATTTTCGGCAGATGCTCCATAATCATGTCTGCAAGACCGCCGACTGTGCTGCCGATGACCTCGCTGATTTTATCGAAGTCGTCTCCCGCTTCCACAAGCCCGGAGGTAAACTCGCCAAGCAGCTTTGTGCCATCGTCCGCGAGGTCTTGGAGCTGCGGAAGAAGCACCGTACCCATAACGCGCTTTGCCGCTTCCGAGCCTTGTTTGAGCCGCTGTACGGAGTCATCGAACTGGCCGAGCTTGGCGATGGTTTCTTCCGAGAGAACCGCGCCCATGCGCTTTGCCTCATCCGTCAGAGCCGCAATACCCGCCGAGCCTTGCGCTATAAGCGGATTCAAGTCCTGGGCGCTCTTACCGAAGAGCTGCATAGCGAGCGCGTCGCGTTCGGTTTCGTTGGATACCTGGCCGAGTGCGTCGATAACCTCCCAATACACATCCTCGCTGTCGCGGAGCGTACCGTCTGCGTTCGTGACCGCCACGCCAAGCTGCGCGTATGCGTCGGCGTATTTCGCCGAACCCTGCGCCGCATTGGACATGGACTTCACGTTCTTTGCCATTGACCCGGTCAAGGTGTCAAGGGAAACGTCCACAAGGTCAGCGGCATAGGAGTACGCCTGTAGGCTTTCCACGCTCATACCAGTAACGGTGGACTGGGTTATCATTTCATCGGCATAAGCGGCGGCTTCAACGGTCATATCCACGAGAGCCTTACCCGCAGATACCGCCGCCGTGCCGATGGCGACGAGAGCCGCGCCCATTGCGGCGCCTACGCCCTTAACGATAGAGCCGAGCTTTTGAAACTTGCCGCCGGATTTATCTGCCTGGTCGCCAGTTTGGTCAAGCTCGTCGCCGAACTTGTCCGTCTGCTTGGCGGCATCTTTCATCTCATCGCCGACCTCGTCGATGGCCTTTTCGTTCTGCGAAAGCTCCCGCTCCATGCCGTTTAGTTCAGCCTGGGCATTATTCAGAGCGGTCACCCATTGCTGGGTGCGCTTGTCGTTTTCTCCAAAGGAGTCCGAAGCGTTCTCAAGGGCTTTCCGCAGGGTTTCGATTTTCTCTTTCTGCGCGTCGATCTGCTTGGTGAGGACTTCGTTTTTCGCCGTGAGCGATTCGACGCTGCGCTCGTTGGAGTCAAATTGCGAGGTGGCGAGCTTCATCTCCGAGCCGAGAACCTTGAACTGCTGATTGATGTCGGAAAGGGCTTTTTTGAATTCTTTTTCGCCCTCGACTCCGATTTTCAGACCGAAATTGTCCGCCACATAACCACCTCCTTCAGCGTTGGTTCAAATAAGTAAAAAGCCGTCCGCACATAGAACAGCTCCGTGTGCGGACAGCTTATATCCCGACCGGAATGATTTCGTCGATGCAATACTCGCGTTTCGGCTTCGTCATGCCGTTAAACTGCATATACACCTCCCATTGGTCGAGGAGATGACCGAGCGGCATGAGCCACACTTCCTTCTCCGGCCGATGCAGGAGGGATACGCCGTAAAAAATCAGTCGGGCAAACAATTCTTCATCGCTTACCCGACCTCCGCGTTTTTTGAGGAATCCTCTTCGCTCTCCACATTCCGCTTCGCGCCCTTCATCATTGCGGACATGATGCTGTTCTTGTACTCGGCAAGCTCGAAGGGAGAAGTAAGCAGCTCGACCGCATCTTCGGTGAGCATTTCCTTCTTGTCCTCCGGGTTTTGCAGGTTGTGAACGAGGACGGACTGATTGACAAGCAGCGTAATAAGCCACACGATTTCATCGAGAGCCATCTCGAAGTTTTCCGTTTTCATCAGCTTCTCGCCCAAGTTGGACAGACCGCCGTAGCGTTTGGCGATTTCCTTTGTGGCGCGGGTAGTGAGAATCATTTCGTAATCTTTGCCGCCGATGCGGACGGGCGCGCTTCTTTCGTCAGCCATTATTCGTCACCTCCAACAGCGGGAGTGAACACAGGCTCGTAGACCTGCGAGTACCAGCCGGAGATAACAGAAGCCGGAACCCCGGCATCGCCCTCGGTAACCTCCGCTTTCCACGGATGCTTCCCGTTAAGGTCGAGCTTGTTGCGGCGCAGCACCGTACCTTCGATAGTCGGCGTGGAAAACGTGATGGAGTCGCCCTTCGTAGCAAGGTTGGTGGCGGGAATGCCGAACTTCACGCGGTACAGCCAGAAGTAGCGGTATTTGCCGTTGGACTTCTTGGCGCGGAAGCCGATAGCGACCGGGTCACCTCCGTCTTCGGATGCGGCGATAACCACGCCGTTGTCGTCGATTTTAGCCCCGGTGAGGTCTTCAGCGACCGTTTTTCCGATGTCGTCCACGCCGAGGGACAGCGTTCCGCTTTTGAACTCCTTGACGACCTCCGAGGGGCCGTCGTCGGCGTAGAGGGTGGCTTCGGCAAGCTCAACCGAAAGGTCGGCCTGCATAGCCTTTGCAAGTTGCACAGGAACCGCATAGGTTTCGTCGCCGTTCGCGCCCTCCGTGATTTTCGAGTAGTAAAGTCTGTCAAGACCGATAGTAGCCATAATTCATTCCTCCGTGTTATAAACTTGCGCCACGTCAATGGCGCTGTGATGATACCCGGTATCGTCTTCGTGGGTAATGTACCGCCTGTCGGTTATGGTGATCTCCGAAGCGAGCAGCGCGCTCACGATACGACCGCGCGTCCGCAGGTAGTTGCCTTTGTCGAAAAGAGAGATTCGAACTTCCTGCACTTCATGCTCCGGGCGATTGTCCGCATACAGCTCAAAGCTGTCGACAAGCGGTGTCAAAACGACGTAGCAGTCGGGCGGCGTGTCCGAGAACACCCCGGTTTCAACGGGAATGCCCATACTGCCGATGATGCCTTTCAGCGTGGTCAGCAGATATCTGTCGCCCACGGAGATTGGCGTAAAGAGCGCGCGGACGGTCATATCTTCCGTCACATGAGCGGTCGATTCACTCCATCCGTCAAACTCGTATCCTTCACGCGACGGGTCTGCCGGAGGCATAACGGAGCCGCCGGAGTCCACAGTTTCGGACTTCAAGACCGTGCCGTCCCAATCAAGGAACTGGACGGTGCATTGCCGGATGCCCTCTTCAGCGGTGATTTCCACTTCGCCAAGTCCGACATAGGTGTTGCTCGGCATATAGCCGTCCTCGCATACCACCCACAGAGTGTCTGTTACGACTGGCTCATCCAGGTCAAGGTCGAGAGTGGCAAACGCCGCCTGTTCAAACTGTCCCTGGGCGATGAGCCGCCCCATGTCTGCGTCCGCATAGACGGATACGCTCTTGGTAAGGTGGCTGTAGGAGGAAAACTTGTTATACAGCTTCAGATGCGAGATACGCAGCGTTGCCGGAAACGACCACTTCCACCAAGCAGGAAAAGCGTCGCGCGATGATTCCCACGAGCAGCTTGGACCTTCGTGAATTCCGTCTGAAGCCTTCCAAGCGAATGCTGGTGTCCCGGAACTATTGACAGAGCTTGCGGCGACAAGTCCATATTCCGTGTTGGAACTGATAATGGGCTGTGTCCACGGAATCCATCTGTATCCGCTCATATCTTCTCGACCTCCTCCTCAAACACGCGCTTCATAGCGTCGATGCATTCAGATTTGGATGCCGATTTCGCTGGTTTCAGAAATGGTTTAGGCGGCTGACCGCTTTTGCCATATTCCAGGATGTTGGCGATTTTGGCGTTGCTCTCGCCGTTGCGACGAGGCTCTGCAAATCCCACCTTCACATCGTGGTTGCCGTCCCGGTTTACCCTCGGCTGTGAAACGCCGAGAGCCGAAGCGAGCTGCCCCGTAGATTTGGACTCGGTTTTCGTATTTGCGCCGATTACGGATTCGAGGTTGCCGCGCACCTTGTCGGCGACGACAGCTCCTCCGGCTTCAAGCGCCTTACCTGTGATTTCATCGGTTTTCACGCCGAGCCGAGAGAGCTTCAGAAGGAAATCCTCCGGCATTTTGATATCGCATTTAGCCACTCGGTTTTACCTCCTTTGCCAGCACCTCAACATACATACCGCGGCCTTTCACATCCTCCACAGAGGTAATTTCAAAACGGCCGCTCTCGTTTACCACGACCATAGCGGTGGTGACCGTTATGCCGGGTATGACGCGAAAACGGAATAGGTCGGTGGCTTCCGAAAACTGTGCGCGATTCGCCCAGCGTTCGCTGCCGTGCCGACCTTCCCGATACGCGCGCACGGACGCGAGGATTACATCCGTCTTGGTGGAGAACCCTTCGCTGTCCTTTACGGTTCGTTCTTCAATAAGGTCAATAAATGTGTTCATCTGCCCATAGCTCATACTCACACCTTCCATTCCCGGTCAAGCCGGAGAAGCAGGTTTACGGTGTTCCACACCTGCTGCCCCGCTTGAACGCTGTCCGCAAAAAAGCCGCCCGTGCTGCCGTCCCTGGATTCGTAGAAATGGGACGACAGCATAATGACGGCCTGTTCTGTGGTGGGTGGCATTGCGTGTTCTGCATACCATCCCGCCGTGATGTGCTGATAGCTTTCGGCATAGGACACGGCGGCGGTGATATACATTTCAAGCAGCGCGTCATCCACGCTGTGTTCCAGAATGAGGTTCGCTTTGACTTTCTCAAGCAAGGTCATATATCATCGCCGCCTTTCTGATTACGCGCCCATCTGAAGGAGCTTGATGCCCTCGTTCAGAATGACCTTGCCGTCCACGCGCTCGGTGGCGATGAAGCCCACCTGACCGTTTCCGGCGTAAAGCTCGTTCAGACGCTGAACCGTGCGACCCATACGGTCGGCAATCCAGTAGTTGGAGAAGTCGCCGAACGCAATGGGAAGCGCACCGGCCGCCGCCACGGGAACGTAAGGAGAGGTGTAGATGGGATAACCGAGCAGACGGTCGGGCTGACCCGCCTGAACGCTGGGCTGCCACAGGTACGCGCCGTTGTTGTCCTTCAGCTTACGCAGAGCGGAAATGGTGACATCCTTCATAAGGAACACGGCGTTTCTGCGGTACGGGGACTTCAGAGAGTGGATGAGGTCGATAATATTGTCCACGGTGATAGCGGTGGGGCTTCCTGCGGTAACGCCGACCTCGCCGCCGTTCGCGGTGAAGATGCCGGAGGGCTGACCCACGCCGGAGCCGACGCAGAACGCTTCCTCTTCGGCCACGCCGAAAGCACGGGCAAACTCCTGGGCGATGTAGGACTCAAGGTCGAACATGGAGTCCTGGAGCAGCTCGGTGCTGACTTTCACGAGGTCGGTCAGCTTGAAAGCGTCAATCTGCTTCTGTGCGAAGGTAGGATTGCTCTCGGTATAAGCCGCATTCTCGGCAGTCCACTGTGCGGACGAATGGGTAGCCGCGATGGGGATTTTGCGCTCGGCGGAGGTGGTGATGGTCTTGGCGATGGAACGGATGATGTTGAACTCATCCAGCCCGGTCACGATTTGACGCTCGAACTCCTCCGGCACGAGGAAGCCGCCGTCAACGTCGATGCTTTCGCTCATGACATTGTGCAGCATGGGCTTGCCGCGAAGGGCGCGACCGAAGTCCTCCTTGTACTCGCTGGAAGCACGGCCGGTTTTCTTGTCAGCGCCGACAGAGCCGGGCTTCACGGTGATGGGGTTGGAAGTCGGCTCGTTGAGCTGCGCGTCGATAGCCGCCTGACGGGACAGACGCTCGATTTCGTCGCCGAGAGCCTGGACGTTCTTCTCCATCTTGTTGTAGGTCTCGGCATCCTCTGCGGAAATGAGACCGTCCGCGCCACGGCGGGTTTCGAGGAATTTCTTAGTGGCATCCCAAGCCTGGGCGCGCTTTTCGAGCAGTTCCTGAATCTTGTTCATAGTGATATCCTCCTAAAAATTAGTGTTTAATGAGAGAAAGCCGCTCTACCAGCGCATCGGCTGATACAGGCGGCTTTTCGGACTTATGGGGTTTTGCTTTCGGGAGCTTGTCCAGCAGAGAGTTTGTGACCGCCCTCCGGCTGAACATGAAGCTGTTGACCGCGATTTCTTCGGGCGGAGCTTCATCCTCGCCCTTGAATAGGATGCCGTCCGCAAAGCCCAGCTCCACGGCTTTGTTGGCGTTGAGCCAGGTCTCGGCATCCATCATGTGGGAGATTTTTGCTCTTGACTGGCTGGTCTTGATTTCGTATGCGTTGATGATGGACTCTTTCACTTCGTCGAGCATGGCAATGGCTTTCTGCATTTCCTCGCTGTCGCCGATGGCGATGGTGAGCGGATTGTGAATCATCATCAATGCGGTCGGGGCCATAAGGACTTTCGTGCCGGCCATAGCGATGACCGAAGCAGCCGAAGCCGCAATGCCGTCAATTTTGACGGTAACGTCGCCCTTGTAGTCCATGAGCATGGAATAGATCTGACTTGCCGCGACGCAGTCGCCGCCCGGCGAGTTAATCCAAATCGTCACGTCGCCCTCTGCCGAGAACAGCTCGTCCTTGAACGCCGCCGGGGTGACGTCGTCGTCAAACCAGCTCTCCTCCGCGATTGTGCCGTCGAGGTAAAGGGTACGGGCGCCAGTTTCCTCATCCTTTACCCAATTCCAAAACTTGTTCACTTGGTTTCCTCCGTTTCCGATGTATTCGAGCGTTCCAGTTCAATCACCGACATAATGGCGTAGTTTGCGAGGTCAAGGAACGTATCCCTGACCGACTCGTTCTCCACCTGCGCCGCCCGGACACACAGGCTTTGAAGCCGATTGACCTTGTCGGTGATGCGTGTGACCGCGCTGATAACACCGAGCTTTTTGAAGGTCTCGCCGAAGCTGTCGCCGTAGTCGGCGTTCTTGCGGCGGTACACTTCATTCAGCTCGGCGCAGATTTCAGCGTGTCTTTCGAGTTTTGTTTTCTGTACCATTGTTCTCACCATCCTTTCCCGTGTCCGCCCCGGTTCCGGCGAACGCGCCCGCATCTTCGAGTTTTGTCATTGCGCCGTTTATGAGATACAAATCGCCGCCAAGTTCGGCGGGAATGCGGTCGAGGTTTTCAAGCTCACGGATGTCGTTGGCGGACATCCAGCCGTTCTGCCGCGCGGTCGCGTAGCCCGTCATTCGGGACGCATAGTCGCCGCGAAGCAAGCCGTCCACGTTGAATTTGATGAACTCCTGCGGCTTCTCGCTTTCGGAGAGAAGCACACGGCTCATGGACTGCTCCCATCGGATGCACCAGGGGTCGAGCGTGTATTTCACGAACTCAAGGCTCTGCTGCTCGATGTTGCTGAACGAGGATTTTTCCAGGTCGGCGAGCATATGGGGAGGGACGCGGAAGATACGGGCAATTTCATTTATCTGAAACTTGCGCGTTTCGAGGAACTGCGCCTGTTCGGGCGAGATGCCGATGGGCTGATATTTCATGCCCTCCTCAAGCACAGCCACGCGGTGGGAGTTTGCGCTCCCTTGGTAGGCGGCGTTCCAGCTCTCCTTCACGCGCTGCGGGTCTTTGATGGTGCCGGGATGCTCCAACACGCCGCCCGGAGCCGCGCCGTTGGCAAAGAACTTGGCCCCGTATTCCTCGGTTGCGATGGCGAGTCCGATGGCGTTTTTCGCCATTGCTATCGGGCTGTACCCGACAAGACCGTCAAAGCCGAGTCCAGGAATGTGAAGCACATCCGATGGCGAAAGGTAAATCTGACTCGTCTTGCCGATTGCCGCCGTGTCCTCCTGGCTTCGCTGATAAAGGTAGTAGAGCTGCCCTTTGGAGTCGCGGTCGACTTTCATCTTGTTCGGCATGAGCGGGTACAGAGCCACGACCTCGCCGCGAGCGTTGCGAATGACCTGCGCGTAGGCATTGCCCCACAGGAGCAAATGGCTCATCAGCGTTTCGCGGAACACGAAGGAGGTCATTTCGGAGTTTGGCTCGTCATGCAAAAGCCGATAGAGCGGGTGTCCCAGGTCTTTTTCCTTGCCGCCCGTGTCGTTGTACTTGTAGACATGGAGCGGAAGCCCAGCGATTGCTTCCGACAGGATACGGACGCAGGAGTAGACCGCCGTCATCTGCATCGCGGAGTTTTCGTTCACGGGCTTGCCAGAAGTCGTGTTGCCGAAGAAGAAGTTATAGCGGCTTCCGTTCAATGTGTTTTTAGGCTTGTCACGAGATCGGAACAGCCCTTCAAAAATGCTCATAAGCAATTACCTCCTTCGGGTCAGAGAATAAGAAGGCCCCGACCGTCGTAAACGGAGTCGGAGCTTTCATAGCGGATGGCGCGGTCAAGCCCCATAATAAGGGCAACGATGCCGTCGATTTTTTCTGTGGACTTCTCTTTATCCGGCTTGATGTTACCTGCCGGGTCCTGACGCATGACCACGTTCTGCGCCATCCATTTCAGAACGGGGTTGCCTCCGTGTATGATTTCGCCGCCCATGAGGAGCTTGTACAGCTCTTTGGACGGCGGGGACATATCTTTGTAGCCCTGACCGAAAGGCACGACCGTGAAGCCCATGCCCTCAAGGTTCTGAACCATCTGTGTGGCGTTCCATCGGTCAAAGGCGATTTCCTTTATATTGAACTTTTCCCCAAGCTCCTCGATAAAGGATTCTATGAAGCCGTAATGGACGACGTTTCCCTCGGTGGTGTTGATGTAGCCTTGCCGCTCCCAAACGTCGTAAAGCACATGGTCGCGTCGGCATCGGAGGTCGAGGGTATCCTCCGGTAGCCAAAAGTACGGCAGCACCACATATTTCTCCGTGGAGTCCCTCGGAGGGAACACGAGGACGAACGCCGTAATATCCGAGGTGCTTGAAAGGTCAAGCCCGGCATAGCACTCGCGGCCGTAAAGCTCATCCATGTCGATAGGAACATCGCCGCGGTCGTAGATGTGTTCGGGAATCCAGCAGACCGTCGCCGAAGTCCAGATATTCAAGCGAAGCTGCTTGAACACATTTTCTTCTGCGGGGTTATCCAAAGCGTTCTGATACGCTTCCCGCACACGGTCGATGGTGATGGTGTGACCGAGCGAGGGGTTGGAGCGAAACCAGTTCTCCTCATCCGTCCAGTCGTCCGATTCCGTTAGTCCGTAAACGACGGGATAAAAGGAGGGGTCGGCCTTGCGCCCCGCTTTCACATCGAGCGCCTTTGTGTGCAGCTCATAGCAGATGCTGTTCTTGTCGTTGCCGGCCGTGGTGATGATGAAGAACAGCGGCTGTTCACGAGCATCGCCGGAGCCTTTGGTCAGAACATCGTAGAGCTTTCGGTTGGGCTGGGCATGGATTTCATCAAAGACCAGGCCGGACACGTTCAAGCCGTGCTTCGTTCCTGTTTCAGCGGACAGCACTTGGTAGAATCCGTTGTTGGAGTAGTTCACGATACGCTTGGTGGCGGCAGCGATTTTTGACCTTTTGATAAGCGCCGGAGCCATCTGCACCATCTGCTTGGCAACGTCGAATACGATAGATGCCTGGTTGCGGTCGCAAGCCGCGCCGTAGACTTCGGCAGACGGCTCGCGATCTCCGTAAAGCAGGTAGAGGGCAATGGCAGCGGCAAGCTCTGACTTCCCGTTCTTCTTCGGAATTTCAACATACGCCGACAGAAACTGACGCTTGCCGTTTTCTCTGACGATGCCGAACACGTCGCGCACGATCTGTTCCTGCCAGGGCAGAAGGATGAACTTCGACCCCGCCCATTTGCCTTTGGTGTGACAGAGGTTTTGGATGAAGCGGACTGCGCGGTCGGCTTTGGCCTTATCGTAGTGGGATTCGGGAAGCATGAAGGGTGAAGTGGTGTACTTGAACGCCATTACTCCTCACCCCCAAGCAGACGCTCCATCTCATCGGCGGGGTCGACCGCGCCCTCTCCTGCGATGATACGGCTGCGCGCCGAAGGCGTGAGTCCGAACTGCTCGCAGAAACGGAGCATGATTTTCATATTGGTCTGCGCGATGGAAACCTGCGGCACCTGCTGAAGATAGCCGTTTGGCGTCCGCACCATCGCGCCGTGCTGCGTGATGAATTCCTCGGCTTCCTTCCATCTGGCGTATGCCTGGCAATACCCGGCAAAAGCGGCCATATCCATTTCGGTGAGCAGACCCATCTGTTCGAGAATCCTGCCCATGCGCCGCCATTCCTTTTTTGCTTCTTCCTCAAGCCAGGACGGACAGCGCGGAGCTTTGCGGTCCGGCTTCGGTTCTGCGCCGTTCAGCGGACGGCGACCGGGGTTGCCCTCAAGCTCCTTCAGAGCCGTGGGCTTTGGTTTTCTGCCTCTCTGTGCCATCGGACACACCTCCTCTCGGTGAAATGGGCAACAAAAAAGACCGCCGAAGCAGCCTTGAATAAAGTATGTGTACGAGATACAGCCCCCTCAAGGGCTGTTCCCGGTATTTGGTTTAGTTGTACTCGTGAATCAGAATGTCTTTCGCAAGGTCGGTGTCGGGGTCGCTCGCCTTGATGTCCCAGCCTCTATCGAAGTTCAGAACGATTTTGCCGTCCCGCTTGAGCATCATCTTGGAAATGCGGCCGCCGTCGATGCCGAACTGCGAACCATCGTCGTAATGCTTGACCCAGTAATGAAAAATGCTGTTGTAAACCTTCAAGCTGCCCTCTGCCCACATAATTCCGTCCTCCTTATTTCGCGCTGTTCCAACGGCGGTCCATCTCGACCATGAGGTCGTGGTTGCGGTTGATAAGCTCTCTTTTTCTTTTCAGGGCGGCGGCGCGAAGCTCGCAGCGGTTTTTGATTACCTCGGTCTCAAGCTCCTTGTAGGTCATGGTCTTCGGGTTCTTCATGGTGTGTACCTCCTCGTTTGTTTTCCCTTTCGGTAGGTACATATTCGCTCTAAAAGCACATAATAGCCAGTCATTTCTGCGAAATAAAC